GTTTTGCTGCGCTACCAACCATGCGCGCATTAACGGCTTGGCCTGCGCCTCATCGTTGTTGGTGTACTGCAGGAAATTGCCATAAATATTTTTGTACCACTGCGAAGCGTGCGTGATTTCGTCAGGCGACAAGATCTGCTCGTGTCTATCGATCCAGTCTTGCGGCGTCACCGGGCCGACAACAAAGTCGGGGAGCTGATTTCCGCCTTCTTCCGCTTCCGGTGCGCGGATTGTCATGCGCGGATTGCTTGGCAAGCCCGGATCTGCCTTACCTGAAGCGACTTTCGCTTCTCGATTAAGTTTGGTGCGAAGCCGAAATGCGGAATCCTCGGCTGGGAAGTCGAGTCCACGGGACTGCATGCCACCGCTCAGTGGGCCACCTTCGGCTTTGGTGATTGGGCCGCCCTTGGCGCGCTCCATAACTTTGCGCGCAACGATTCCAGCGCCTACGCCACGCTCGTTGTCGTATCGCACCGGGTCGTGCATCGGATACAGGTGTTTGGTTGAGCCCGGCTCAATGTCAAACGCACTGCCTGCGGGTACTAAATGCTGGTCGCGCAGGCGGCGGAACATGTCTTGATCAGCAACAATCGGCTTTCCGACCGTCACCTCACCAATAGCCTTTGCCGGACCTTCTCCGGTGCGAACGATGGCTACACGTTTGCCGACGTACGGCCGCAACGAATCAGTGTCGCGGGTTTCGTAGGCTTTGTTACCGTCTACGATCTCATCGGCGTAGCGGATGCCGGCCTTTGTATCTGAGCGAACATTGATGCCGATCTGCGGGGCACCTACTAAGCCGCCTTCTTGTTTTGCGATTCTTAACGCACGCCGAATGGCTTTGTCTTTATCAAGTACGGGCGTGTTTATGGTTGCGCCGCCTTTTTCGCGCTTTGTCCGCTTGTAAAGTTGACGGACCTCGGCAACGTCCTCGGGACGCATGAAATCTTCTGCGCCCTCGTGAATAGCAAAGGCGGGTAGTAACCCAATCTTTTGATCAGCAAAAATTGTGTCTTCGGTCCTTGCATTGCGATTATGTTCGCCATGAGGTCCGTAATTGAGCCAGCTATTTTGACCTCGAGTCTCTGAGGTCATGGCCAATCGAGCGAGAGGAGAGTACATGGAGGCGTGAGATCGCCATGCATTCTCTTCCCCATCTGCTCGGAAACCGACGCCCTCTTTCGCATGACCGTAGTAATCATGAACGGCGCGGAAGATGTCGTTGTACGTAACGGGCTCGCCATTCCATCTCTCGCCGCTGTCGGCAAGGAGCGGATTGTCCTTCAACTGAGCCGCCATCTCTTCGTCGCTTCCGAATCCAGCTCTGGTCGGAAAAACGTACATGTGATGGTTTTCGTTGATGTCTTTGATGGCGAGACGAGGTGAGGCCTTGTACGGGTCCTCATCCTTTTCTGGATTCCAGAATTCAGCTTTGAAGCCAGCCTCTTTGGCGGCTTGATACTGATCCATCGTCTCTTTGAGCATCTGATCGTAAGCGGACCTCACAAAAGAGTCGCTCGGATCGTGCTTCATCTCGTGATAAGCCTGAGCAATTCGAGATGCTCGCTCAGGCTCCACTTTGGCGTAAACGCTTGCCGGCTTGTACTCGCGGCCAATCGACCGCATGTAATCCTCGGCAACCTTTCGGATGCGCTCATCGGGACCGGCTTCGATCATCTCGCCGGTCATAGGAATCTTTACTTGGGTTGGGAGGCCTTCGAGTGGCTCTGGAGAGCGGGTCTGAACCGGTGCCGGAAGTACGCTTTCGCCTCCTCGTACTCCTCCTGCGTCTGGAAGTCCTCTCTCTTCGGCTGGTGCTTCAAAATATGATCCGGCATTTTCGATTTGATCTCTTTCATCACTAATTCCTCCATATGCAAGACCGGCTCTGCTTTTGTTGATGGCAGAGACGGCGCTTTTTGCTAGTTCATTCAGTACGTTTGGGTCGACAATGGCTCCGCCCTGTTGGTATTCCTCAGGGATTCCACCCGCAGTGGGAGGTAAATTCACTCGGCCATAAGCAGGGTCGATTTGCTGGGCAATATCTTGGGCGATCATCATCGCCCGCTGCATGGCTTTGTGATTCGGAATCATTGCTGCTGGATGGTGCCGAGGCTTCTCTCGAGCGGTCCAAGCTCAGGCTGAGCAGCCTGCGCCTCGCCCGGGTGAAGCATGACGTCACGAGCAAGCTGCAGAAGTGCAATTCGCTCTCGGCTCTGGCGATCAAGATCGCGGTTGCGATCATCGACCTGATGCTGCTGTGCTCGAGCGGCCAACTCGTGTTGCTTGAGCTGGAAGTCGGCTTGCTTCATCTGCATATCAAGCATATCTGCCTGATTGCTGGCGGCAGGATTGGCGCCGAGTCCACCACCCTTCGGCATGAAGGCGCCTTGCTGGATCTTGGCTTGCGTCTCGGCAACCCGAGCCTGCGCCTCTTGTGCCCGAGCATCCGCTTCTTTGGACTTGGCGTCCGCTTCTTGCTTCTTGATCTGAATGTCTGCCATCGCCTTTTGCAGCTCCGGCGGTGGCTTGGCCTGAGCAGAAGGCGGCGCAAAGAATTGCGAAGGATTGCTCCATCCCATAGCCTGCAAGGCTGCCGTATCAATGGCAATCGGGTCGTACATTGACGGATTAGCTGCCGCCAACTCCTTCAGGGCCATGACTTTCATCATGCGCTGAGCAGCAGAAGACGTGTTCGGGTCTGCCTGCGGCACGAGTTCGCAGTTATCAAGGGCCTTGTTGAACGTGTATTCGTCCCACTGAGTGTTAGTTCGGCAACCACGCTGCCAAAAGCTCTCTGGATGGTCGCGGAACACGTCGCAAAGGAGCCTGAATTCTTCGGCCTGCGCGGCATGAAGTCGCTTATGAACGGCATTCATGACCTTGGTTGCTTGCTCGATGACGGCCAAAGTCGTTCCAACCGGCGCATCAATCTTGCCTTCGCCGACTTGTTGCTCGCTCGTACCGCCGATTCTTTGGCCGGTCTCAGCCATATTGCTCACGAGCATCATCAGGGCCTGTGAGGGCGGCTGATAGGGCAGAGGCATGATGGCTTGATTGATAGGCAAGCCGCCCGTCTTCACAAGAGCGCCACCACCCGGCGGCACGCGGAAGATATTCGTGTTCTGCCGGGCGCCGGTATCTGCCATGAGAAAGCCCGGGAAGTTCGAGTACATGCCGGCATCGAGCAACTCACGCCACGCTGCCGTGATCGCATTCGTGGTGTTGCCAAGAATGTGAAGCAAGCCGATATCGTAAAAGCCCACGCCCGGCACGAAGGTGTACTTGGTAAACACCTTTCGCGCTTCGGGGAGCACAGCATCATCTTCCCTGTAATTTCGGACGATGCTCAGGATTTCTTTCGTCGTCACGTCGATAGTGACGCGATATGGGATCTCAAGGCCTGTGACTTTGCCCTTGTGCGTGTGCTCAAAACCCTTGATATCAAGCTCGCAGTAGCACTCGTAGATCTCGCGGTCGCGATCTTCCGGGCTTGAAGCTTCGGGGGAGAGACCTTGCTGAGACTTTTCTTCTCTCTGGAGCGAGTCAAGCGTCGGCTGGCTCGGTGTCGAGAGACTGACGTCCTTGTAGACGCCCAAAATCTGCATTCTCTTGACGACAGAGGGCCGCATGTAAATGCGATGCGTGATGCGCTTGGCATTCGCAAGGTCGGTCGCGGCGTTATTGACGATCAGATCGTCGGCATCAACGGTTTCCGATACCGGTCGATTTCGAAGAGGGCAGAAATAAACCTTCTTGAAAGCCGTGCCACCGAATCCGAGCATCAAAAGCATGCGGTCGGTGTCTGGGTAGTACTCGGTCGCAACCGCCGTCAGGTAATGGTTGAGGTCGCGCTGCAAAGAATTGGCAAGCTGATCTGTCTCGAGCGTAGCCTGATTATCGTCGTTGCGAATTTTGACCGGGCCATCAGTCGGCAGAAGCTCAGATCTGGCATTAGCTTGGAAGCGAAGAACCGCTTCGAGCAAAAGAGGGTGACGAACTTTGCTCATGCCCTCGACGGGCGCGCCATCTGATGCGCCTTGCAAGCTTGGGACTTCAACCTTTAGGCCAAGGAGGCGCATACCAAGTGCGCGATCCTCGACCCATTCTCTTCGTGATTGCAGGTCGTCATCGACGCCGCGCAAAAGATCAGATGAAATACGGCCAAGCTCAGCCGGGTCGATGTCGTCGACGAGGTTGTCGTACCAGTCGCGCTCTTTAGGCTCGCCGTAGACGTTCCCAAGCGGATTGTCATCGACGGACAGCGTGACGGCGCCATCTTCGTGTTCGATCTTGAGGATATTGCCGCTCGGGTCCACTTCGGGGACGTCGGCGCCCTCAACATGCTCAATGACAATATCTGTCGGGTCGGGCATGGCCTGACCTTCAGGAGTCTGAATGGCAATATTCGGGGTCAATCCGGGGACCAATGGCATGGCTTAGGCCTCTCTCAATGGGCAGACATTTCTTCAACGAAACGCCGAAGACCCTCTTGCGCGGCAAAATTATCAGTTTTCGCCTCGATAGTATACGAACGGCGGAACGCCTCGTAGGGGAACTCGCCCCAGACGTCCACGCGCCACTTTTCTGGACCCAAAGGGTCAACCGTGCAAGAGCACCTGATTCTATCGTCCATAATCCACCTTAGCAGGGATAAAGGGGCACATCTTCGCGCCCGGGATAGGATTTCATCGATTCGATTTCTTGTAGCCGCTCTGGAGCCCGGGTCAGCAAACCCACTTCGCGCAGGTGCCGAAGACTCATCGAGACGGTGTCGACCAAGTCATCATGCTTGCCACGGGGGAATTGCCCCACTTGAGTGATGACCATTTCAGCCCATGTCCGATCCGGTGCGTAGATGATCCCTTCGGCAAAGAGATGCTGGACCGAATAGAGGCGGGACAACTTGTCTTGAGACTTGGGGTCCGAGAGCTGAACGGCAAAACTTTCGTTTTGGTACAGGCGTCGGATTTCCTGAGCCACCGAGATGCCGGCAGCCTTGTTTTCAATGATCAGCTTGTCAATCTTCAAAGCTTTTGACGTGCGGGCGATCTTCTCGACGAGGTCATGCAACTCGAGCCTTGCTTGCCATGCATGCATCAGCATGACTTTGGGTGCGCCTTCGCTGTACATGCGGTCGACGTAAACGGGACGACCGCTCTCATCGATGATGCGATGAGGCTGTGCCACAGCTTCAGAGGTAAAAACACCCCATACGGTCATGGCACTCGCATCGTTCATCGTCTTCATCGTGTAGGCGGTATCGACAGAAGCGATGATGAAGTCCATGGGAGGGAATGCTTCTGGCTCCCAAAGCTGCCACCACTCTCGCTTGATGACGCCTCCTCCTGCGGGCTCAGGTCGTTGCTGTAACTGACCTGCCGAGCTGAATGGGCCTAGGACCTTCTCAAGAGCCTTGACTTCATTCTCGCCAAATCTTTCCGGCCAGAGAAGCTCGCCGGGTTCGGTTCGCGGATCTTGCCAGCCAATCGTCGAAACAAAAGATCGCTCTGGCTCGTAACGCATGGGCAAGCACAAGTGCGTCCACTCGCCAACGTCTTTTGAGAGCACATGTCCTGTCAAATCATCTTCGGCAAGTCTCTGCTGAATGATGATGTAGGCGCCGGTCTTCGGGTCATTGAGACGGGTCGACATCGTGCCGTCCCACCAATCAATCGTCGCCTGAACGGAAGCTTCCGAGAATGCCTCGTTTGCCGCGTTGGGATCGTCAACCACGATGATCGATCCACCTTCACCCGTCACCGCAGCTCCAATCGAGGTAATCAGGCGCTCGCCGCCCTTATCGTTCGAGAAGCGCGACTTCGTGTTCTGGTCAGAGTTCAACTTAAAACGCTCGCCCCAATGGCTCTGATACCACGGGCTCTCGATCAAGCGCCGGCACTTGACCGAATCTCTCAAAGAAAGCTGGTTTGCATAGGATGCATGCAAGAACTGCACGCCGGGTCCTGATGTCGGCGATCTTTGCGACTGAGCCCACGTCCAAG